GATGTTTGTGAGGTGTTATAGTAAACTGAGGAATCAATCTCAACATAAAGAACTTTGAGATCAATGATCTTCTGATTAATACCAGCAATCGAATATTGCTTAATCTTATTCAGAATGTTTTGCTTATCAAAATCGGAAACATAAGTACCATTCTTTGGTTTGATACTGATCTGAACAGTACCATATTGAGGAGGACTTAATTCTTCTCCACCAACAACAGCAACCGATTCTGTATTTGGATAAATCGATTGAATAATCGCTTCATAGTCTCTTGCAGTCACCGCTCTATACTGCGCTGAATAGAGCCTAGGAGCGAAGTATTTGATTGATGATACATTCTCTATCTCACCACCGTTCATCGCCTTCTGAACGGTTACAACGGGGACTGACGCAGTAGGAATGACTCTTACATCAGACTCATCGACAAAGTTTCCTTGGAAATCAAATGCTGCTGGTCCATTGCCATCTTCACCATCAGTGACAATATAACGAACGGTAATGACAGAATTGTTTTCAAGTTTTTTACCAAAATATCCATCACCAAACAGAAGTTCATATCTCTCATCTTGAACTTCTTGAATGAGATAGATCTCAGAATTTTTATTGAGATTTAATATATTATCAACACGATTGAATTCTCTACCCAGTCCACTATCATTTACACCTTTAATGTTTACAACGATCGTTGATGCATCAATGTTTGGGTTATCGAGAATAAATCTTTGATCTACTGAATTATTAACTAAAAATTGCTTTTGAAGAAGCGTTCCTTGATAAACTTCAATCGGAGAAGATGTTGATCCGAACTGTGCAACACCATTAAGTACCGTTGCACTTACATCTTCTGGAATTGAGAAGCGATATGTGGTGTTATCGAACGATCCAACGCATACCAGACCCGCTTTAAGCGTGATGAAACTACTTGCAGTAGTGGTAGGCACACTGAAAGTTACTTGTGCCTTCGCGGCGCTCTTAGAGCGTGGTACGTATCCTATATTTCTTGCAAGAGAAACCACATTTTCCCTAACTGTCGCGGCATCCAAGAAGGATTCGTTAACGACTAGGTTCGCATTGAATGCGTTAATGTAGGTATTATAAGCAAGAGTATCAATCAAGACAGAAAAATTAGACCCTTCAAAGTCAAAATCCGTGAAATTTGAATTTGCACGGAGATATGACTTGATTTGTGTCTTGATTTGATCGAAATCTAGGTTAGTAAACTGTGTAAAAGGCATTGTTTATCGTGTTGCCTCTAATAAGAACGAAAATTGTTGCGTTGGAATATCTAAACCCACAACATCAAAGACGACTTTGACATCAAAACTATTATCATCGGGTCTTGGATCAACCAAAACCTTTAAATTGTCGACTCTGGGTTCATAAAAACTCACAGTATTGCGAATTTGATCCTCAATGACAGTAGCAGTGGCATAATCAACAAAATCAAATAGACTTTTACGTATATTTGTACCTAAAGTCGAATTAAAAAAGCGTTCAGTCGGGATCGTTTCGACTAAATTGCGAACTGATCTACGAATTGCACGCTCGTTTGTCAATATTGGAAGGTCTTTTGTCACAGGATGTGGATCAAAAGATAAACTAATATCCTTAAATGCTCTTGAAATCCTCTGAACTGCCATTGAAGGGGTACATTCCGTTCAATTATTTATACCCACTACCCAGAAATCTTGCCATAAGTGGGTTCTGTACCATAATCCCAATCATCATAATCCTCATCATTACGAATCCTCTCATGAAGTTCGTTCTGAGTCTTAAAATCATGCTTTTTGGGTGTTAAATCATCATTCGCAATCTCACGAAGCATCTTTTGATGTTGATGATTTGCCAAATTATCCAAAAAATCACTCTTTGGAGTCATTCCATCGTAGTCTGAAACGAGTCTTGTGGTTCCCCACATCTCCCTCATGTAGTCAGAGTTCCTATCGACAGGTGAATTTCCCATTTTAGCTCCTGTTTCTTGTGAAAACAGAACTTTTAGAGGGGTTGCTATCCCTTAAAGCGTATTTATTGTATAAAAAAAGGGGCACAAGCCCCTATTGAAACTTATATTTTTTACCTGGTTTTGGTTTACGACGTTTACGTGCTGCTGCTTTTTGAGCATTTGTACGACATGTACCAGTGTTCTTACGCTTATTACCGCCGTTACCGTATTTACCAGTTGCCATTAGCCTTTACCTTGCCCTCGATACATCTTACGTGGCTTATTACGAGAAGTAGCGGCGTACTTCGTATTCGTTCCTTTACCCTGACGAGTCTTCTTGGGTTTTCCGGGGACAAAAGAACTTTTATTCAGACCAACTTTGCTTTTAACTGCCATAATACTTAGTGACCTTTGTTTCAATCGTTGTGGGGTTTGGAGAACCTTTCTGATAATACTCTATCGAAAGGTCCTCCATAATATCAAAGTACTCATCCTCTGTCAAGTTCTTGAAGAGGACCTTCCCGTTTTGGAGAATTGTGTACCTTTCTTGATCCATTATCAGATGACGCGAGTCTTTTCGTGACCAACGCGAACGCGAGGATCACACCAAATCTCAAATCCTGCATCCTTTGCATCAAGACAGAATGACACATCTTCTCCACACATGTCCTGAACCTCACCAGATTCAAAGACTTGCATCTTCGGTGCAAACCAAGGATACTTCATATCCTCATGTTCAAATACACCATTCTTAATCAGCAACCATCCAAAACCAGTGTAATCAACAGTAAATGGTTTACGACGCTTACTGATACTTTCACCAGTTTCATGATTCATGACTCCACCATTATTACGGAAATCATCCTCTTCTAACCAGTGTGCAACAGAAGTCGTTTGCCCGTCTTCCGTCATATACCAACCAGCAGCAATATCCTTATCCATCAGAATTAACTGATAGAACTTCTCAGTGTTAAAAACAATATCACTATCAATCCACAATTGATAATCATACTTCAACTTACCGTCCCATGGTTTCTGATCAGGTCCACGCAGCACATTTGCCCCCAGGCACTTGCAACGTGCAAAGTTCACCATGGAACTATAATCCTGCGAAATTTGAATCGATGCTCCACTTTGCACCAGATCAAAACACAGTTGTACGAAATTTTTCAAATACGTGTAAGAGACTCCTCTTCCAGGTAAACAAAAGACGATTGTCTTTCCTTTGACCATCTGTCTTGCTAGATCAAAATCCCATTCAGGTTCTTTGTTTACCACAGGGGTTTTTGCTTTTACTGTAAATCCTTTTGTCATAACTTAATCAAGTTTGAATTTGAATCGATTCACTGTGAATCATACTCCATTATCTATAAGAAGTCAATGGAGGTTTATTCCTCCTCACGCACCTCTGTAATCACAATACAATCGCCCTCAACCTCCATATTCACCAGAGTGCCCTCATACCATCCAAAATCATTCAGTATCCACTCAGGAATCGTAACATAATAATCACCACTAATAGGATCGACTTCTATGGTCGTAAAATTTTCTCCGGGATTTTTTTGCATTGGAGGTATTCCTGATTCCATTTTTGTTTTATATAGAAAAGTTGAGAGTTATATAGAGAGCTGGCAAAAGCAAGACTTTATAGATTAGGGGAGGTGGGGGGTTTTATATACGGGCATCGGGCATTATAACCCACACGCGCCCGCCAGGGGGCGGCGACCCCACGGGGGCACTGCCGACCACGAACCCAGGCAGCAGGGCGTCAACCCTGCCGCTGCCACCCACTCACAGGGCAGGGGGTTGCCTCATCACCCCACACGTCAGCGAACTGTCCAGCGATGGCAAAGGCAGAGATTCCCAACTGGGGTTGCAGGCGCGAACCGATGGGGGAGTCGTCGTTGCCACGGGCAGTCCAAACGATGCGGCGGGTCTGGAGATCGGAGGATTGAGAGAGGATCATGAGAGGTCTGTCTGAACTGAGAGAATGATAGCACGAAACGGGGGCAACCCGTCAGATGGTTTCCAGCAGATCGTCCAGTTTGTCCATGAGGCGCTCGCGTGCTTCGGCACGGCGGTCCATGGCGGCAGCACGGCGGTCGGCAGCGTACTGGCGCTTAGCGTTGGAAACCACGGTGTCCAGGTCGGCAACCATGGAAGCACCCAGACCGCGTGCTTTGGTGAACGTCATGCCGCTGCCGCTGCTAGCACGAAGGGCGATCCCCTTGGTGTTAGTGTCGGTGCTGCGAGCGGTGCCGATTGCGCGTGCCATGTGTTTCGTTTGAACTGAGATCAGTATAAGGGGTCGAAGGGGGGGTCCTGTGCCCCCCGTGTACCAGTTCAGAGATCGTCCATCATCTCATTGATCTCCAGTCCATCGATGGCAGGGTCATCCCAACGGCATCCGTCAGGGGTCTCTTTGCTGCCACAGTCGCGGAGGATGGAAACCAGGTCCTGATAGGTGCGGCAGGTCTTGGCGACGCTGTACAGACCCTCATCGTTCTGAATCCAGAGGGAAACGTTCCAGGTCTCCCAGTTTGCCCATCCGTTGTAGGTTGCTGCGGTCATCGGTTCGGTTCGTTTGATCTGTAGGTATTGTAGGGGGTTGGGGGTCGCCTCAGCGGTCCAGTTGTGCCAGACTGCTAGGTGCCACATGGGCAGGGGATCCGCAGGATTTGTAGAAGGCGACCATGCTCTCTGCCTCTGCCAGAGTGCGGAACCATTGGGAACGCCACTCGCAGGCATTGTAGGGGGTCTGGTAACGGACTTCGAAGCGCATGGGGTTGGTTGCGTGTGAGAGTATTGTAAGGGGTCAGGCAGCGACCAGCGGACCCTGGTGGACAGTCTGGAGATTGACCTCTACCACATCGAACTCGGTTTCCAGTTCGGCAGCACGGGCATCGGCATCCTCTTTGTTCAGGTAGAGGGCGCACACGTCCACCCCCTGCTCATAGAGGTCGTGAGCGGTGACAACGTAGACTTGCATCGGGTTCGCTTGTGAACTGAGATCAGTATAAGGGGTCAGCGGCGCAGCAGGTCGGCAGTTGTGGACAATACGTCTGCTGTCACACTGCGGACGGGATACAGTGGACCCCAGAATCCCCAGAGCAGCAGAGCAGCGATG